AGATAAACAAGGCTCTGCATTTACATCTAATATTCTTACAGTTAATTATGTATTTAATGTAAACGCTACTGACTATGTAGAAGTATATTGGGATACAGCAAATGCTTCTGTTTATTTAGAAACTATTGCTGGTAACGCAACTTATCCACAAACTCCTTCAGTAATATTTACTGCTACTCAAGTAATGTATGGTCAATCTGGCTATAGTGGTATTTCAGGTTATAGCGGCATCTCTGGCTACAGTGGCTACTCCGGTATCTCAGGCTACTCTGGAAGCGGTATAAGCGGTTATAGTGGCTCTGGCGTGTCTGGTTACAGTGGCTTCTCTGGTATTAGTGGTTACAGTGGCTTCTCTGGTATTAGTGGTTACAGTGGCTTCTCTGGCATTAGCGGTTATAGCGGTTTCTCTGGCATTAGCGGTTATAGCGGTTTCTCTGGCATTAGCGGTTATAGTGGTGGCACAGGAACAAATGGTACATCTGGCTACTCTGGCTATAGTGGTATCTCTGGTTACAGCGGTGGCACAGGAACAAATGGTACATCTGGCTACTCTGGTTACAGCGGTATCTCTGGCTACAGTGGTACAAATGGTTCAGCTGGTGCATCGGGCACATCTGGCTATAGTGGATACAGTGGCATCAGTGGTTATAGTGGCTTTTCTGGCATCAGTGGTTATAGTGGCTTTTCTGGCATCAGTGGTTATAGTGGCTTCTCTGGCATCAGTGGTTACAGCGGTGGTACTGGAACAAACGGCACTTCTGGTTACAGTGGCATATCTGGGTACTCTGGATATAGCGGCATCTCTGGTTACAGCGGTTCTGGCATCTCTGGTTACAGTGGCTCTGGTATTAGCGGATATAGTGGTTTTTCTGGATACTCTGGCGCTGGTGGTAGTCTTACCATCACCAATGATGTAGCAACCTCAACAAACATTTATCCAGTTTTAGTAACTGCAACAAGCGGAACTGCAAGCGGTGTATACACCAGTAACGCAAAGTACCTTTACAAGCCAAGTACAGGCGAGTTGCAAGCTTCAGAGTTGTTGGCAAGTAACGGTTTAGTGTTAAACAATTTAACTGTGGCAACTACTTATTCAATACCGTCAGGGTATGGGGCACATTCAACAGGCCCAATTACAGTAAACAGTGGCGTTACAGTGACTATTCCTAGCGGGAGTCGTTGGGTAGTGTTATAATAGCGGTTTGTAAAAACCATTAGGGAAGTTATGAAATACAGCGTTGTTATACCAACGTATAACCATTGTGAGAAATACTTAAAACCATGTGTTGATTCAATTATCAAATACAGCAACATGGAAGATGTAGAACTCATTATTTCTGCCAATGGTTGTGTAGATAATACAGATTATTATTTACAGTATTTGCAAACAGCAATCCCCAATTGCATTGTAGTATGGGAACAATTTGCATCTGGCTACGCCAAAGCAACAAACGCCGGTATTAGAGCAGCAACAACCAACAAGATTATATTGTTAAACAACGATACGATCTTATTGGATCAACCAAAGAACCAATGGTTGGAAATGTTAGAAGCGCCGTTTTTACAAGACGCTAATGTGGGAATTACTGGACCAATTGTCCAGCACTCACCAGACGCAGGCCGTGACTTTTGCGTATTTTTCTGCACAATGATTGACAGAAAAGTTTTTGAAAGAATTGGTTTACTGAACGAAGAGTATGGTGTTGGTACTGGCGAAGATGTTGAGTTTTGCATCGAGGCAGTAAACGCTGGTTTTATTATGGCTGAATGTGTTCCTAAAACATTAAGCAATCCAGAGTTTTATGTCGGTGGGTTTCCCATCTACCATGTAGGCGAAGGCACAGTACACGATTCAGCGTTAGTACAAGATTTTAATAATGTGTTTGCTAGAAATGCTCGTAAGTTAGCAAGAAAATATAACCCAATGGGTTACAAGTGGAGCCTCATGAATAACTTTGAGCGCTACATGGCAATTAAGGGCGAGGAAGTAGCGCCAAGAGAGAAAGGTCGGTATTTATGGGCCGCAAGCAAATTGATTGGGACCTCTATGTTGGAGATTGGGTGTTCCAATGGGTACGGGTCACAATTCTTTGGCAACAGTATCTCGTATCTCGGTTTAGATTATGACGCAACAATAGTCACAGTCGCGCGTGAAGAAGGCTGGGGCGACAATAAACAGTTTATTCATGCTGACATCAACACCTTTGAACTGGGTCAGTATGACACCATTGTAGCAATGGAAGTGATTGAGCATATTGACACGGGTCTACAAATTGCGCAGAAGTTAAAGCAACATTGCAAGCGGTTATTGATTACCGTGCCTTATATGGAAACCCCTGGCTTTTGGGGTGAGCATCATAAATTGCATATGTTAAACAAATCACACTTACCTGGTTTTACTTACCAGTTTATGGGTGAGCAAGGACAGATTGCTGACACACCATTTGAAGGCATGAATTTAATGCTGTGTGAATACAATGGGTAAGGTGCTTTGTTCGGTAGCAACTAGAGGGCGTTACTTCACTACATTGCCCTTGGTGTTAAATGCCATTATCAATCAGACCAAACCAGTGGATAAGCTGGTGATCTTTGATGATAATGATGAACCGCAAGACATGCGAAAAGAGCTGATTTATTCATACTTTTTTCAGATGTTAGACATTAAAGGCATTAAGTGGGAATGGGTGTTTGCTGAGAAAAAAGGGCAACACCACATTCATCAGCGTGCCAATAGAATGGGCTACGATTGGGTTTGGCGCGTTGATGATGACGCAATACCAGAGCCTAATGTGCTAGAAACGCTTTACAGCCACGCAGACAAGTTTACTGGTGCGGTTGGGGGGTCGGTATTAACTCCCCCTTATATGCCCAACACAGGCTCTGTAACGGGCTTGATTGACAAGATTGACTCTGAACCAAACATCCAATGGGGTGTTATTAAAGAGGAAAAGCAAGTTGAACATTTACACTGCTCTTTTTTATATCGTGCTGGCGTGTGCGATTTTAATTTGGGTCTTTCGAGGGTAGCACACAGAGAAGAAACGCTGTTTACTTATAGCTTGCACCGTAAAGGTTACAAGATTTTAGTGGTGCCCAATGCAACAACTTGGCATATGAAAAACCCGCAAGGTGGGATTCGTAGCGAAGATAAAAAAGAGTTGTATGAGCATGATGAGCAGATCTTTAGAAACACTATTGCTTATCGTGACAAAACGGTAATTGTTTTAGATAATGGCTTGGGTGATCATTTAATATTTAGCCACATCTTGCCAGAGATTAAAAACGCTGAAGTGTTTTCTTGCTATCCAGACATTGTGCCAGGGCGCTCGATTGCAGAAGCAAGAACCTTATTTGGTAGCATAGAGCACTTTAATGTCTATGGCAAGATGGATCAGTGGCGATGGAAAGATAGTTTAGAAAATGCGTATAGGAAGCTATACCTATGATTATCATAGCACCGTACGCTAAAAAGTTAATAAGTGGGAAACAAAACCCAAAGAATTATCCTTACTGGAAAGAGCTCATTGCCCAGATTGACGAGCCGATTGTACAAGTTGGCATAGAGGGTGAAGAGCAGTTAGTTGGGGACTTTCGTTTAAATTTGCGTATTAGTGAGTTAAGAAAGCTAATACAACAATGCCGCATCTGGATAGGATGTGATAGCTTTTTTCAGCACTTGTGCTGGGACGAAAAGAAAAAAGGGATCGTATTATGGTCTGTATCAGACCCGCTAATATACGGACATCCCGAGAATATTAATCTGTTAAAAGACAGAAAATACCTAGCAGAGAACCAATTTCTTTGGTGGGAATTTACGGAACACAAAAATGAACGCTTTGTTGAACCACAAGTCGTTTTAGAATATCTTAAGGAATAACATATGGCAGCATCAGGTTACACACCTTTAGCACTATACCATAGCACTACACCAGGTGCGCAACCATCTGCGGGTAATTTAGTTGACGGCGAGTTGGCGCTTAACATCGCTGACGGATACCTATTTTACAAACAATCTGGCATTGTAAAAAACATAGCCGGTTTGTCTGGCTATAGTGGTATTAGCGGGTACTCTGGTTACAGTGGTATTTCTGGCTATTCTGGTATTTCTGGATATAGCGGTTACTCTGGCTACAGTGGTATCAATGGTACTGGCGGAACAAGCGGTTTTTCTGGTATCTCTGGCTACAGTGGCTTTTCTGGTATCTCTGGCTACAGTGGATACTCTGGTGCGCAAGGTCCAACAATCTATCCTGGATCTGGCATTCCTTTATCAACGGGTTCTGCTTGGAGCACATCTTTTAGTAGTGCCAATCCCGTTCCAGTAACCTATGGTGGTACTGGTATCAGTGGAGTGGCTGCGGGTCAGATTCCGTTTGGGAACACTTCTACTGCCCTATCGTCAAGTTCTAATTTATTTTGGAGTAGTGCTAATACACGATTAGGTGTTGGTCTAAATACCCCGATTGCTACACTGCATGTTAAGGGCGGTAATTCAAACAACGCTGTGGTGGATAACGCTGGTGAACAATACACCACGTTTTCATGGTACAATAACGGCACCGAAAAAGCACAGACATATTGGGATAATACAAACAGCTTGTTTATCTCTGGTACCGACGTTGCTGGTGCGTATGTGTTTAAAACCAATACCGTTGAGCGCATGCGTGTTTCGTCTACGGGCAAAGTTTCGATTGGTACAGCATCCACACCATTAACTTTGTTAGTTAACGGTACTGATGCGTTGGGTATTCCAGTGGGCACTGTATTACAACAACCTACTGGTGCAGATGGATACATTCGATATAATTCAGACTACAAGCAGTATCAAGGCTACTCAAACGGCCAGTGGACACAAATTGGTGGCGGTGCAACGGGTGGTGGTGGCGATCAGGTATTTGTTGAGAACGGTGTTGAAGTTACTACAAGCTACACATTGACTACCAACAAAAACGCCATGAGCGTGGGTCCTATTACCGTCGACGCTGGCGCAATAGTAACTATCCCTAGCGGCCAACGCTGGGTAATTCTTTAAGGAAACAACATGAGTTCAGTCGTAATCTCAGGAGATTCAAGCGGGTCAGTTAGTTTAACTGTACCTTCTGTCGCCGGAACCAATACAGCGACCCTACCAGCCGCTACTGGTACTGTAATGGTTAGCGGTAATATGCCAGCGTTTAGTGCTTATCAAAGCACATTACAAGCTTTAAGTAATGCAACTTTAACAAAAATACAATTTCAAACAGAAGAATTTGATACTAATAATAATTTTGATTCAACTACCAATTATCGTTTTACACCTACTGTAGCTGGATACTATCAAATATCATCAACGGTTAATATAATTGGGGTAGCAGGCAACAACTATGTTGCAACAATTTACAAAAATGGTTCTGAATTTAAAAGAGGAAATCAATCAGCAAATAATACTGCTAATAATACTGGTTTAGTTGTTTCTGCTTTAATTTATTTGAATGGTTCTACTGACTATGTTGAAATTTATGGATATCAAGGCTCAGGTATATCACAAAACACAGCCAATGGAATTTATTATACATTTTTCCAAGGTGTAATGGTAAGGGCGGCATAATGTACGAAAAAATCATAAAACTCTATCCTGAACTAGCAAATTTTGACTTTGCTAGTGGTGTAATCACACTACAAAACGATTCAGACGGCAAAGGCGATTACATTGCTAAATGGGAACACCCAACATTAGCCAAACCAACAGATGAGGAATTAGCATAATGGCTTACGGAACAGTAAATGCCGATGTAATCGGAACAAGCGTAGCAGGAAGTAACCTTGGAGCAGGTAACTAATGCAATTTAACGCATCCGTTTGGTATCCAACTGCACTGTTAGTCAAGACGCATAATCTGACTGGCAAGAAGTATTTTTGCAAAACTACCAAGCTAGACAAACTAGACACCTACACAGGTAGCGGATTGGCATGGAAAAGCCATTTAAAGCAGTTTGGCAAGGATATTTCAACTGGTGTGGTAGGTGTGTATTACGATAGCCAAAGATGCCTAGAAGCCGCCTTAAAATACTCTAAAGAGTGGAATATTGTTGAATCAAACCAATGGCTTAATTTGATTGATGAAAATGGATTAGATGGTGCTGGTGCTGGAGTGTTGCATCCTATGTATGGCAAAACACATCCTGACAAAGGTTCTAAAAGACCGCATACAAGTGCCAAGCTAATGGGTGCGTTAAATCCTAACTTTGGAAAACCAAGCAAGTTGCGTGGTAGAAAAAACCTAGGAGCTAGTTTGGCACATAAAGGTCGTAAACGCCCTGAAGGTGGCGGTAAAAAACCTCATGCAGTTATTGGAACAAAAGACGGCATTACAGTAGAATTTAACTCTGTATCAGATGCCGCAAGATTTATAAATGGTAGCCGTTCAAGTGTCCACAAATGTTGTAGTGGTAAAGCTAAAACTGGCGGTGGTTACACTTGGAAATATAAGGAGCAACAATAATGGCTTATGGTCAGGTTAATGCGGATGTCATAGGGACTAGCGTAAGTGGTTCAAATTTAGGGGCAGGAAACGCATCCCTGCTAAAAAATCGGCTAATTAATGGTGCGATGGTAATTGACCAAAGAAATGCTGGTGCTAGTGTTACTCCTACAGTTTCTACTGCATACACATTAGATAGATGGGGTTATGCTTTTACACAAGCATCTAAAGCATCTATTCAGCAAAACGCTGGTTCTGTAACCCCACCAGCAGGATTTACCAATTATTTAGGTTTTACTTCTTTGTCTGCTTACA